GGTCGGCGAAGCCGGTAATGGTTGGGCGGTCGGGCAGATCAGTGTCATCACCAATCCACCATTTGCCGGTCTGCTGGCCACCAACATTGCGGTGAGCTTCGACGGTGCCGAGGACGAGGACGATGATCGCTACCGCGAGCGCATTATCCTGGCGCCTGAGGCGTACTCCAACGCTGGCAGCCGTGGGGCTTACCGCTATCACGCCATGGCTGTACACCAATCCATCGTGGATGTCGCAGTGCATGGTCCTGCTGAAGGCCAGCTACCTGGGCATGTCGCGCTGTTTCCGCTGACCACCAGCGGACTGCCGACTGCCGACCTGCTGCAGCGCGTGCTGGCCCTGGTGAGCGGTGAAAAGGTTCGGCCCCTTTGTGACACCGTGCATGCGCTACCCCCGGTGCAGGTTGATTACTCGATCAACGCTCGCATCGTCTTCTTCAACAGCGCCGACCGCGTCACTACGATGGCCCAGGTACAAGCTGCCGCCGATGCATACGTGCTTGAGTTGAGTGCCGGGCTGGGTGTCGATATCGTCCCTGAGCAGCTGATCGCACGGCTTCAAGTGGCCGGTGTGTATCGGGCCTTTGTCGAGCAACCAGCTGTACCGCGTGAATTGCTCGGCAACGAATGGGCAGTTTGCTCCTCGATCCAGCTGATCGATGCAGGTACATCCAATGGCTGATCAACAGCTGCCACCGGCACTGGTCGGTGACGAGCGATTCGTCTGGCTGAATGAGCTGCTCAACGAGAATATGCAGCGGCTCGATCTCAATCCGATGCTCGTCTACCTGGTAGACCTGGTGCCGCCTTCGCTGCTGCCGATCCTTGCCGAACAGTTTTCCATGCTGGAAGAGGCTACTTGGCCGGTGGCCAGGTCCGATGACGACCGGCGAGCGCTGATCAAGACTGCGATCATGTTGCACCGCTATAAAGGCACGCCCTGGGCAGTCAAGCAGGCGCTGGCGACCATTGGCTACCCAGTGCTGGAGCTGATCGAGCAGAAGACCTACCAGGCTGAATGGATTGCCGCTGGTGGCAAGACCTTGGACGGCACCTGGCTGCTCGATGGCAGTGTCAGCCTCACGCCCCCCGCGACCGGCATCAACGGTCAAGTCATGAAGCGCATCGCCATGAGCCATTGGGCTCAGTATGCGATCCGTCTCAACGCCTCCGAGGGCGACTGGTCCCGCGAGCAGCAGAAGCGCATCCGCAAAGTCGCAGAAGCCTATGCGCCTACTCGCGACGAGCTGGTTGGCATCATCATCGCCCTGCAGGCCAGGTTCGATTCGCGAATCACCATCAAGTCGATGGCTGCGCGCCTGCGCCTGAAGTACTCCAAGTGTCAGCGGTTCCAGCCTGCAGCGCGCCGCACGCTGGATGGCTGCTGGAAACTCAACGGCGGATATGCCGACGTGTTGCTCGACGGTGGCTGGTCCCTTGATGGACGACTCCTCAATGGGCACACGCCGACCGGTGCGGCCCTAGACAACAGCCACATCACCACCCACCAAAAGATCTCGTTGCGTGCCGCCATGTCCATGGGCGGGCCACGTGCTTCTGAGCCAGTTCTATTGGGCGATCGCTTTCGTTCGCTGGATGGCCGCTGGGCTCTGGACGTCCAGACACTTCAGGGTTGGCCGATGGATGAAGGCCGAAGCCTTGCCGATGCCCAGCTCGACCGCATTGGCCTGCATCGCCTCGACGGCACCTGGCTGCTGGGCGGCGAACTGGGCGGCCCAACCATCAGATTCCGCGCCACCTTGCGCGTTAAACACAACGGCATTACGACACAGGAACCGCTATGAGCAACCCGACCGCGACACCCACCACGCTTGCCTACCGGCACCAGGTCGCGGTTAGCGCCGCAACTGGAGCAGCCATTTCCAAAGCCGCCTGGATGGCTTTCGGGTCGGGTAGCAAGGCGTATTCGCCGGATGAGGACGTTGCCCTCGTGGCCGAGTTCGCCCGCGTGCCAGTGACCTGCAGCGTGGTAGGCGCTGTGCTGACAGTCAGGGGCAACATGGGCGGAATTCTGGCTGCAGACAACGTCCTGCGTGAGTTTGGTGTGTTTACCGAGTCGGGCGTACTGATGGGTCGCCGTGTCGTTAAGCCAAAAGAGTTCGAGTCCACCAGCGAGATCGAGCTCGATCTTGATTTTGAATACTGAGGAACACCGTCATGCCGTTGACCCCAAGTCTAGATCCCGTTTTTTCCGCCAGCGTGCCCGCGCTGACCACGTCCAGTGTCGCCCATCCGGACACTTGGAATCCGATCCACCAGGCGCTGCTGGATAATGACGCAGCTATTAATAAGGCTGTTGGCGATAACAAGGCCGCAGCCGACCTCGCTCTCGGTTCGCTCGATGAGCGCCTTGGCGATGTAGAGTCGTCGAGTGCTGTTTCAGTACAAAAGGCAGTTGATCTCGACTGGTTGTACCGCAACAACGTAGTCCGTTTTGAGATGTTCGTTCCGGGCTACACGCTGATCGATCTGGAGCCGATCGGCGTTATCCAGGGCGTTAATGGCGATGACTCTATCGACCTGGCATCCACGGCCAAGCTGCGTCCTGGCGAGTTCTACGTCCTCAGTGATCCGACAGCTGTCGATGCCAATGGCGATCCGGCCCCGGCATCCGCCCTGGTGCAAGTGCAAACCGTACTTTCTGCGGCCCGTATTCGTCTCGCGGCCAATCTGTCACGCGACTGGGGCTCATCGGCGACCTTGCGCCGATCCAGCATCAAGGTGCTGGGTGCTTCCCGCGCCGCCGCCATGCCGGGCGATATCTACCTGACGCGCTCGATCAATATTGGCACCGACACTGCTGGCGGCGCGGTCGTGATTCGCCGCTCGCTCAACTCGGGCATGGCTCGGCTGTACTATCGCGACGGCTACCAGCCGACATGGAAGGAAACCGGTTGGTCTTTGCGCCGCACCGACGGCGACATCCCGACCGGCTACGCCGATTACGAGTACATTTTGCCGATGCGCGGCGACGGCTGGTTGCGTCTGGATGTCGAAGGCGAAGCGATGAGCATTGCGCACCTGGTGGCGCTGGGCATGCCCACTGGCCTGGGCGGTTTTATCAACCCAGACCTGCGTCCGGTCACACCGCTGATCAGCTCCCCTGTGGCGGCCGCCACCGGCATTATGGAGCGGCCAACGCTGGCCCTGGCGGGTTACAGCTCGCCGTCCGGCAACACGCAGGCGGCAGTGCAATTCCAGCTGTCGACGACGGCCGGCTTTGCCGCGATCTTGCATGACTCTGGCGTGCTGGGCTCAGGACTGTCCTACGCCCTGCCTGCCGGGGTATTGGTCGCGGGAACCACCTACTACTGGCGCGCCCGCGTGCAGGACGTGGCGGGCTTGTGGTCGGACTGGATGACGGTGGCCAGCTTCGCTACGGCCGCCTCATTTGTGTATGTCGCCGCACCGAGCATCACCGGGCCTGCGGCGAACGCCACGGACGTGCCCGAGCAGCCGACGCTGACCAGTTCGGCCTTTGTCGTTGTGGGCGGCGCCGATACGCACGCAGCCAGTCAGTGGCGGATTCGCGACGCGGCCGGCACTTACGCCGCGCCGGTCTGGGACAGTGGCACGGATGCGACGAACAAGCTCTCGGCAGTGGTGCCCGCTGGAAAGCTCAAGCCCGGCCAGTTGAGCTATTACCTGCAGGTACGCCATCAGGGCGCGACCAAAGGCTGGTCGGAGTGGTCGACCGAAAGCAAGATCACCACCAAGGCGGCCTTTGCCAACGTGATCGGCATTGCGATGCTCGCCACGGGCGGCGGTGGCGGCACCTGGTCCCGCGTAGATGAAAATGGCGCGACCAAGGTGACGGACGCTTCGTTCTTCAGCTCGCACGCCACCTACGGCGCGATTCAGGATCAGGTGGTCGACGGCCAGAACATGGTTCGGATTCCGGCCTTCTACGTGAAGCGCGGCACCATCGCCTCGGGGGCTAACACTGGCAAGAAGGCGGTCTGGATCTCCGACCAACCTGCCGCAGGATTCACCTTGCACCCAGCGTTCAAGAATGCGGGCGCGGACCTGGCGCAGTTCTGGGTCGGCAAGTATCAGGGCACGACGGACGGCGCCAAGCTGGGCTCCAAGCCGGGCCTGGCACCACTGGTCAGCATCGACTTCCCGACCATGCAGGCACGTGCGACCGCACGCAACACGGCCGGCGTCAGCGGCTTTGCACTGTGGTCGATCTATCAGCTGTCGGCCATTCAGACGCTGGCGATGATCGAAATGGGCGGCGCCGATTCGCAGGCGTTGATCGGCCAGGGCAACGTCAGCACTAGCGCCGTCCAGGCGGTGGACAGTGTCACGGTTGCGCAAGCCACCTGGCGCGGCATCGTCGGGCTGTGGGGCAACGTCTATCAGATGGTCGACGGCCTGCAAACCGACGCATCGAACAAGTTCAAAGTCTGGGACCGCAACGGCAACAAGTCGTACCTGACCACCACCCGCACTGCTCCAGCTGCTGGTACCTACCCGGTGACCATGGCCGAGGACGCAGGGGTGGACTACGACCTGCGCGACATCTTTGCCCCGGCCACCGTTGATGCGACGGCCAGCAACGGCAGTTATGGCGACTACTTCTATGCCAGCGCTAACTGCGTGGCGTACCACGGTGGCGCCTACGGCGGCGGCTCGAACGCCGGGCTGTTCTTTCTGAACGTCAACGGCGCCGCGTCGAACGCGGGCACGTACGTCGGCGGCCGCCTCGCGAAGGTGTAATGGGTCCTGTGACTTGTGTCATGTCTTTGGGCTAGCCCGCCGAGCGGGCGCCCTTTGCTTTTAGGAGAGTGCTTTGAAGATCGAAAATGGAATATTGAGCGTCAACGGCCAGACCATTGAGCTGGCCGATATCAGCGTTGATGGCATGGTTCGCGTCTGGTCGGTACCGCTGGAGTACCGCGAGAACGGACTGTTTGTAGCGGTGATCCTGCCGGGGCAGCCGGACGAAATCCCGGCCTGCTCACTTGATGCTGCTGATTACCTGGGCGAGATCAAGTACGAAGCCTCCGCGTCGCACAGGCTGGCCGCTGCCAAGGTCGCCAAGCTGGCGCAGATCAACTCGGCGTGCGATCTGGCATTGGCGGCCCTGACCAGCACCTATCCGCCAGGCGAATTGCAGAGCTGGCCGCAGCAGGTGCAGGAAGCGGCGGCGTTTCTGCTCGATCCGCCAGGCCCCACATTGCTCTTGTCAGCCATTGCCGAGGTGCGCGGCTTGACGGTTGCGGATCTGGCCGCCCGCGTGCAGGCCAAGGCCGAGGGCTACGCCGCCTATTCGGGAGCCATCATCGGCAAGCGCCAGGCTGCCGAGGATCTGCTCGACAATGCAGAGTCGCTGGAAGAAGTGGCGGCCATTGTATGGTGAAGCGCATTGCGTTGGGCTTGGTCCTGTTGGTGCTGTGCGCATTCGCCGCTCTGGTCGCGCTGGGTTGGATGTTCTTTGCTGTGCTCGGCAGCAGCACGCGGGCCTGGCGTTTGGCGGTGTCGTTCGACCAGCTGGCCAATACCGCATTCGGGGGGAGCGAAGACGAAACGATTAGCTCCCGCGCTGGTAAGGCTGCGCGTAAGGGTAAGCGCTGGGGCTGCGTGCTGTGCAGGCTCCTGGACTGGTTCGAGCCCAACCATTGTGAGAGCAGCATAGAGATGGATGAAGGGAAGATGTCGGCGTGAGCGATGCCCATTTGATCCTGCTGACCAAGCTCGAAGAGCTGGATGCCTACACGCACACCGTGCTGCACCAGTTCCCCAAGCTTGAGCGGCACCTGCTCTGCGCCGAGTTGCGCGGCACCTGCAATCAGCTGTTACGTCTGACGGTGGTGGCTTGGAAGCGCCGCCAGAAGACCGCAGCGCTGTTTGATCTGGATGTTGAGATCGAAGTATTCCGCCATCTGGTGCGCAAGGCGCACAGGCTTGGCTACATCAATACGCACCGGCTTGATGTCTGGATGCGCCATGTCAACGAAGTTGGACGGATCGTTGGTTCCTGGATCAAGCATGAAGGGCTGGTGCCAGTTAAGAAGTAAAGAGCATTGGGGAGAGGCTTATTACGGTGGCAACTACGGCAACGGCTCGAACGCCGGGCTGTTCTATCTGAACGTCAACAACGCCGCGTCGAACGCGAACACGAACGTCGGCGGCCGCCTCGCAAACGATTATCGCCAGAAGGCATCAGGCCCAAGGGTCTATGTCCAGCGCGCTTCCTTTGGGGCCCCTCTCCAGACCATGTAGTCAAAGATTTACAGGGCATCGCGGCTAGTAGCTTCGGCGAATGTGGCGATGCCCGCCCTAATTTTTTGCCCTCATATGGGCTAAGGCTTATGTTGTGCCGACCACCACCAATGGCCTGTGGGGCCAGATAGTTGATTTTGATAACCTGTACCAAGCCTATCTAGAAGCACGTCGCGGCAAGCGGGACCGATCCTCTGTCATGCGCTTTGCGGCCAACGTCGAAGAAAATCTCGTCAACCTGCAGAACCATCTGATCTGGAAAAGCTGGGCACCCGGCAAGCCCCGCGAATTCGTGGTTAAAGAACCTAAGCTGCGGCTGATCCAGGCTCCGCCTTTCGCCGATCGCGTCATCCATCACGCCCTGGTGCGAGTGGTCAACCCTCTCTTCGAGCGTAAGTTCATCAGTGACTCCTACGCCTGTCGCGTCGGCATGGGCACCCAGGCAGCCGTGGCTCGTGCTCAGCACTTCATTAGGGTTGCGAAGCGTAACCACGGAGATGGTGCGTATGTACTCAAGGCCGACATCAGTCGATTTTTCGCCAGCATCAGACATCACGTCTTACTAAGAGAGATCGGGCGCACCATCTCCGACAAGAACGTGTTGTGGCTGTGGCGGCAGATTATCAGCGGCTACGGCGACGATACTGGCATCGGCTTGCCGGTTGGTGCGCTCACCAGCCAGTTAGGGGCCAACATCCTGCTTAACCGACTGGATCATGTCGCCAAGGATCAGATGGGTATCAAGCACTATGTTCGGTACATGGATGACTTCATCGCCGTGCTGCCTAATAAAGAGTGTGCGGCAGCGGCTCTGAGCGAGCTGGCAACAGAGGTGGCGGCGCTCAGCCTGGAGCTGAATCCCAAGACAGCGACTCATCCTTGGCAGCGCGGCTTGGATTTTTGTGGTTACCGCATATGGCCGACCCACATCTTGCCGCGCAAGCGAAACATCAAGCGGGCTCGGTCATCGTTCCGGGCATTGATGGCCAGGTATAAGGCAGGGTTGATCAGTCAGCAGCACGTCAGGCAGCGAGTCTGTAGCTTCTTGGCGTACACGAAGCACTGCGACGCCAGTCGCACCGTTGAAGGGGTGCTTGGTGATTTGAGGTTGATGAGAGGAAGCGGATCAGCCGATAGGTATTAAGTGGACTGGCAGTGATGAACGACTGCCATTTCCGTTATTCTGTTGCGGTGGATGCAACGAATCTAAATTCAATTTATCTCAGCGAATCCACATCATTTTTCGCGCCGCGCATCAGCGTGTTCCCGACCATGAACGGCTACATCCCCCAGCCCTATCTGGTGCACTGGTCGTCCCTGGCGTTCGTGCGCCCGGGTGAAAAATCCTGGTCGGCGCGTTATGGCTACGACTTTGCCGGGATGGGCGTGCCGGGGTTGAAGTTCTACAGCCGCTACACCAAGGGCACCGACTGGAACCGTGGCGCCAACCTGAGCGACAACCAGGAAAGCGAACGCTTCCTGGGCCTCAGCTATGTGGTGCAGAGCGGGGCGCTGCAAGGCCTGGGGCTGGACCTGCGCAACATCGACGTGAAGCAGAAGTACGGCTACGACTACAACGAATTCCGTTTCGCCACGACCTACACCTGGAAGTTCTGGTAGGCGATTGATCCCATAACAATAAGAGGCCTGACCATGATCGAACCCATTGTCCTTAGCATCTGCCCCACGACTTTCCATTCGTTGTTCTGTGGCGCGCGGCGTCCATGAGCGGATTCCTAGAGGAGCAAATACCCGTGAATATCCAGGTCGACAACCCGGTCCTGCACAAGAAGAAAACCTACGTCTACGAGTGGTACGTGGTAGCTCTGTGCATGGTCGCCTACATCTTTTCCTTCGTGGACCGGCAGATCCTGGCGCTGATGATCGAGCCGATCAAAGCCGACCTGCAGATCAGCGACACTCAGTTCAGCCTGCTCCATGGTCTGGCCTTTTCCTTGTTCTACGCCTTCATGGGCATGCCCATCGCCTACCTGGCCGACCGCTTCTCGCGTCCGAAAATCATTGCCGTCGGCGTGGTGGTCTGGAGCCTGATGACCGCCGCCTGCGGCCTGAGCAAGAACTTCCTGCACATGTTCCTGGCCCGCATCGGCGTGGGCGTCGGTGAAGCGGCGCTGTCGCCCTCGGCCTACTCGATGTTCAGCGACATGTTCCCCAAGGAAAAACTCGGCCGCGCAGTGGGCATCTACTCCATCGGCTCGTTCGTCGGTGGTGGCCTGGCGTTCCTGGTGGGCGGTTATGTGATCGCCGGCCTGCTGGTCTGGCTGATCGGCATCAGCGGGGCGTTTGATGCGCTGATGAAGCGCTTCCC